CCAACGATGGCAGTACTGCTACTGGCGGTATTGTTAGCATTGAACCCAATGCCAGCGGTGCTGCATTGTGTACTGCTCTTGGTATTCAAGCAATTGAATATTTGGCTCCAATCTTTTTTGCTGGATACAGTTATCAAGCACCACGTTGGAGAACCACAGATACTTTAGGTGGCAGACCCACTGGATCAGTTTGGAATAACATCAGTCCAGCCAATAATGGCTTGGCAGTTCAACTAAAACAATACAGTGCTACTCTAGGAGAATGGGTGTTGCAAAGTTGTCCTGCATTCCTTACCACAACTGCTGCAATCAATTCTTTTGATTCCACAGGTGGTGGAAGAAATATTCCAGTTGGTACATTGTTTGTGCAACCTGTTGCTAACTCTGCAGAAACATCACCAATGACTTCAATGGGATTTGAATTTTATAGACAAACTGCATTTGGTCAAACCATAGTTACAGGTACTACAACTCCAGGTGCCAATGGCGATGCATTGTTTGTTGCTGGTAATAAATTTACATTGGGCGGGTCAGTAGCTGGAAGTACAGTCACTAACACTGCTACAATTACATTGAGTGGTACCAGTATTGCCAGTTTTATTGCTGACGTCAGTGCAGCCAATATTCCTTATGTATCAGCCAGTGTAAATTCAGCTGGTAATATTGTGTTCACACACAGCCAAGGCGGCATTATGTCATTGGCAGCAGTGTCTGGGTTTGGAACTCCAATTACCACAGCCGGGTTTAGCACAACTACCCCGTTTGTTCGTTTGGCAATTGGTGATTACACAACATTGATATTGTCTAACTTCTGTAGCGATCCAGAATTTGAATACACTTCCAGTTCTACAGCGCCTTACCAGGATCCTGCTGATGGCAGATTGTGGTACTACTCTACTCCAAGTCAAGTTGACATCATGATTCAAAATGCTGGACAATGGAGAGGTTATCAGAACGTTACCAATGATGTTCGAGGGTATGATTTGACACAAACAAATGCCAGCGGTCCAATCTGTGCTGCTACAGCACCTGTCACACAAAATGATGTGTCAGCCAGTGCTTTGGTGTATGGTGATTTGTGGGTGGACACTAGTGACTTGGAAAATTATCCCAAGTTGTATCGTTGGGAATCTGTAAGCGGTGTGGATCAGTGGGTATCTGTTGATACTACAGATCAAGTCACACAGAATGGTGTGTTGTTTGCTGATGCTCGTTGGGCACCAAATGGCACAACAGATCCTATTGCAGATCCAATTCCAACCATTGTGAGTTTGCTGACCAGCAACTATTTGGATTTGGATGCGCCAGATCCTGCACTATATCCACAAGGTATGTTGTTATGGAACACACGCCGTTCAGGTTATAATGTCAAGAGCTATCAAAGTGATTACTTTAATGCTACCACATTCCCCGATGACACATTGCCAGCAGTAACCAGTACATGGCTCACAGCATCAGGTAACAAACAAGACGGCAGCATGTATGCAGGTCGACTAGCGCAACGTCAAATGATTGTGGCAGCAATGAGATCAGGGTTAGATACCAGTTTGGGTGCTAGAGAAGATACTGCACAATACACACTGATTGCAACACCTGCGTATCCAGAATTGATTCCTAACATGATTGCACTTAGCAACGAGCGCAACAACACATTGTTTGTGGTTGGTGATACTCCGATGCGTTTGCCTGGCACAGGTACTGACATCACAACTTGGGCTACCAACAACAATGGGTTGGGCACTGTGGCCGGTGATGGGCAATCAGCTACCAGTAACTACGCTGCTACATTCTACCCAAGTTGTACAACTGTAGACTTGAGTGGGAATACTGTGGTAACAGCACCAAGTCACATGATGGTTAGAACAATCATTCGCAGTGACGAAGTGAGCTATCCATGGCTGGCACCAGCTGGTACACGCCGTGGTGTGGTAGACAATGCCACACAACTTGGTTATATTAACGGAGCTACAGGTGAGTTTGTGCCAATTGGTGTGAATCAAGGCTTGCGTGATGTGTTGTACAGTTTGAATGTTAATCCAATTACATTCATTCCAGGTGTGGGTATTACCAACTTTGGTAACAAGACATCTACTACAACCACCACAGCGTTGGATCGTATCAACGTTGCACGTTTGGTTGCATTCTTGCGTGGACGCCTGGAAGAAATTGGCAAGTTGTATCTGTTCGAACCTAACGATCAGATCACACGCAATGAAATCACCAACACTTGCAACAGCTTGATGATTGACTTGATTGCCAAACGTGCTATCTATGACTACTTGGTTGTTTGCGACTTGAGCAATAACACACCAGCTCGTATTGACCGCAATGAATTGTGGGTTGATATTGCGATTGAACCAGTTAAGGCTGTGGAGTTTATCTACATTCCTCTGCGTATCAAGAACACTGGAGACATAGCCGCAGGCCTGTAAAAATAGGGTCCTTGGACCCTATTTTTTGACCTCAAGTCTAAGATAAATAAAACTAGGAGATATATACAATGCCAAGTTCATCATTAAACAAAATGACAGTACCGCTTGCAAGCGATCAATCAGCAAGCACCCAAGGTCTGTTAATGCCAAAACTTAGATATCGCTTTAGAGTGATGTTTGAAAATTTGGGAGTTTCGACACCAACAACAGAGTTAACCAAGCAGGTTGTGAGCTTTGCTCGACCTAACCTGACGTTCGAACCAATCACATTGCCAATTTATAACTCAACATTGAAATTGGCCGGACGTCATAGCTGGGCAGACGTTGCTGTTGAGATTCGTGATGATGCATCAGGCAACGTGAGTAAGTTGATCGGCGAACAGATTCAGAAACAAATGGACTTCTTGGAAATGAGTTCAGCTGCATCTGGCATTGATTACAAGTTCTTGACCAAGTTGGAAATTCTAGACGGTGGCAACGGTGCTACTGAAGTAGTTGTATTAGAGTCGTGGGAACTGTATGGTTGCTATATTGTGAGTGCTGATTACGGCCCAATGAACTATGGTACCAACGAAGCTGTGTCAATCACTATGAATATTTCTTATGACAACGCCAACCAAGGCAATCAAGGTGGTGGCGGTATTGGTGGAGTTTTAGCTAACGCTGTAAGAACTGCTACAGGAATTGTAACAGGTGCTGGACAAGGCATCTAAGGTCTAATCAATGTCTAGCTTCGGCCAAGACTTTCTTCAAGGTTTTACTGCGACAAATAGCTTGCGTGATTACACTCACGCAAGCAAAACTTTTCGCACTAATGCCTACGAACTTAAACCCAGATTTAAGTTTCTATTTCACGTTAAGTTTTCATTGAACTACCAAGAAATACAGAAACTGACAAATGTCAAAATTTTCAATCCTGAAAATATTTCCAATCTCAGTTTGGCAGTAAAAACAGTTGACTTGCCCAAATACAATATTGACGTTGCCACATTGAATCAGTACAATCGCAAAAGAATTGTACAAACCAAAATCAATTATGAACCAGTAAACATCACATTCCACGACGATGGCGGCGACAACATTCGTGAGATGTGGTATCAGTATTATTCATACTACTACAAAGATCCAGCACAGCAATACATCAGTAATGCACCCACTTCATACGGCACACCTGGCCTAAATGCTACCAAACAAAACGGTTTCAGTTACAACAACCGAGACATTTACGAACAAAATCGTATAGGCAGTGTGAATGACTGGGGATACATTGGCGAAAACTTCATGGATGGCACACAAACAGCCAGTGGTAAGCCACCATTCTTTAGAGACATACAAATTATTGGTTTTGATCAGCACAAGTATGCTAGATACATTTTGATCAATCCGTTGATTACCAATTGGAATCATGACACATATGATTACGCACAAGGCAACGGTACTATGCAACATACCATGACCATACGCTACGAAACTGTAAAGTATCTCAATGGCGGCCTTGGCAAACCAGATGTTAATATCAGCTGGCCAGATTCAGCACACTACGATGAAACACCAAGTCCATTGGCTCGCCCAGGATCTACTGCTAGTATATTTGGCCAAGGTGGTTTGTTAAGTACCGGCGAAGGTATTTTGGCAGATTTAGAATCTGGATCAGTGGCAGGCCTGATTGGCGCAGCACAAAAAGCTGGTGCTGCCTACAACACATTCAAAGGAAAGAATTTGCAATCTATTGTTCAAAGTGAAGCTGTGTCTTTAGGCAAACAGGCAATCAGTCAAAATGGCGCCAATGCAGTTAGATCAGTAATCAATAAAGCTGACGGCTGGGCGTTTCCTGTACAGTCAACACAACGACAAATTACTAGACAAATAAATGCACCAGGTGCTGCTGATATTTTAGCAGGCGGAGGCGGAGTGTAATGTCTACAGGATCAGTTAATTACACCAACACCAATCTTGATCAAACTGTAAGAATCTTTGACAGGTTCTATCAGTATGAGGCCAACGTGCCGGCAGCTGAGTATGATATTGTGTTGAGTTTTTTCAAACAACAAATGGGCGATGCCAGAGTGGCAGGCAACTTTACTGTGAGTTTGTTTCAAGTGGCAGAGCAAACAAATATTCCTGCACTTACTCTATTAGATAGTTTTCAAGGCACTAATATAATGACCATTAATCTCAACATGGCCTACTATCTAAACAATATTCGTAGCAGAGCTACACTGCTGGGTGTAAATGTGCAACCAGTGCCCAACTACTATGCTGCTAGAACAGTGCTACAATGAGCAAGTGGGCACAGGGTCAATATCAAGTTATCAATCCTAAAAAATATGTGGGCCAAGGCATGCCCAGATACAGATCAGGGTGGGAACATTCATTCATGCGTTTTTGCGATACCAATGACAACATCATGCAATGGGCCTCAGAAAGCATACGCATACCTTATCTCCATCCATTAACTGGTAAAATGACCACCTATGTGCCAGATTTTTTGATCACTTACAAAACTCGCGACAACACACTTCGAGCAGAGTTAATTGAAATCAAACCCAAAGGCCAAAGTGCCATCACAGAAGGCCAAAAGCCCAGAGACCGTGCTGTGGTAGCTGTAAACTATGCCAAATGGGACGCTGCTACCAAATGGTGCAGAAATCAAGGCTTGACTTTTAGAGTGATCACAGAAGACGATATGTTTAAGAACGGTAAAGCATAGCCACTAAATATGGCATGACCAAACGTTTAGAAGAACTTTTTGATTTACCGCCCTCCACTGAAGAAGTGGAAACTGCTGTTCCTTCAATAGCAGAAAATCGCAACATAATCCAAAACTTAGACGCTGCTATCGACAAGATAGATGCTGCCTTACCGGCTGTGCGTGGCCTAGAATCTACTGATCAAGAAATGGACGAACTGGCTGGACTAGCCACTTCCAGCTACCGAGACCTAATGGATCTTGGCATGCAAGTAGACTCGAGATTTGCCAGTGAAATATTTGGTGTAGCCAGCAACATGCTGGGCCATGCAATCACAGCCAAAACAGCCAAGCTGGACAAAAAACTCAAGATGATCGATCTGCAGATGAAAAAGGTGCGATTGGATCAGCAACAACTAGACAAAGACCCTGAAGCCACTGCACAGCAAGGTCAAGGCCATGTGCTTAGCCGCAATGAATTGCTGGAAAGAATTCTGGGTAAGAATCAAAATGCTCAAAAAGAATAAATATATCACAGGAACCTGACATGAAACCATTTGCCAAATATCTAGCAGAAAGTGAACGCACATACGACTATCGTATCAAAATGTGCGGCCGCATTCCGGACGATCTTGTGCGTCAACTCAAATCAAAACTGGATCAATTTGATCCAGCCAAATTGGGCGATGCCAAGACCACTCCCATTCAAAAGATCCTCACAGACTTTCCAAACAATCAGAATGATGCTGTGACAATGTTTGATGTGAGTTTCAAGTATCCAGCAATTGAACCACAGATCAAACAGTTGTTTCAGATGCTAGGTGGCGATCCTAATCTTATCGTAATGCAAACACAACCACATGTGGATGGACTTGTTGACGAGATGGACCGGATTGAATCTGAAAACAAAGACTTGTTAGCAGACACAGACTATCCTGCTCCTGATGCCGAACAACGAGCACTCAAGAAAGACTATTCAACTGGACCATACGATCATGCTGTGTTGAAGAATGCTTACCGCAGTGATTTTACAGTGGCTGGTGGTCGGACACCTCCTGCTAAGACCACTAACCAACTTCCCCAGGGCAACAAAAGCCCTATGACCAATATCAAGCGTCAACCCAAACCCGCTACCGGCGCCAACCCAAGAGGATAATGAAATGACATTTTTTTACGACTTAAACAAAAAGCTGGATACCATTCGTGACAAGCCAGAGACCACTCACAAGCAATTGAATGAGCGCGACATGAGCCGTGCAGCCAAGGGCTATGAAAAGTATGGCAAAAAAGGCATGGAAGCATTGGCCAAAGCTGGACGTGAAGGCAAGGCATTGGATCCTATTCGCAACAAGTATGACAAGTATGACAATACAGAAGTAGACGAAGGCATGGGCGACATGATGGCAACTGCTGGTGCTAAGTTAAAAGGTTTAAAAGCCAACATTACCAAGAATCCTGCTGATCGACAATCTGCGGTTGATGCTCACAGAGGGATCATGAAGAAAGAACTTTCAAAAGTTAAGCCTGGCGACCGTCCTGAACTTGGAGGCCCGTCAGAGCGTTATCGTAATGCACAGCACAGTATGGCTACGCATAAAATTGGTCTAGATAACAACATGGAAGAAGGCATGGGAGACATGGTCCGCAAGGTGGGCAGCATGGCCAAGAAAGTTGGTAATGCAGCGTTAAACAAATTGGGCCATGGTAGCGATGCCGATCAGATTCGTGACTTGCAAAAGAAAATGGGCGTGCCACAAACAGGCAAGAAGCCTGGCGCTACAGAAGACTATGGTCCAATGGAAGCTGGAGCTCCAATGACACCCAAGCAAAAGTCATTTGCTAAACTAGCCCCTCCAGCAGACAAGATTACATTTGCTGATAAGATTGCTGGCGCTAAAAAAGAAGTTGACGAACGCATAGGCGATGTGGCTGCTGAAGCTATTAAAAATGCATTGAGCCCCAAGCAAAAGAAAATTGACATGAACAAAAACGGCAAACTAGATGCCAACGACTTTGCCATGTTGCGCAAAGGCGGCAATAAGCAAGTGGCCGACGAAGATAGCACTGATAATGCATTCACAGCACACAAGCGTCCTCGTGTTGATGCTCCTAAAGTTGGCACAGTTGATCGTGGTCACAAGCATGACATTGAGCATACAGCTACAGGTCGTAAAGTAACTCGTAGAGTAGATGACCAAGGCCATTCAGTAGGCGCCGATGATGCGTCTGATGCTGAACCACAAAAACGTGGTCGTGGACGTCCTTCGGGCACAGGCAGCAAAATGGGTGCCAAAGGACCATCAGGCAAATCAAAGTTAATGACTAAAGAAAACGACTTTGATCCAGCAGAAAAAGGCGAATATGATCAAGAAGGCGACATGGCAAAAGACAGTATCAAGACTGTGGTACGTCATGCTCAAGCCTTGGAAAAGATCCTGGGCGATGATGACAACTTGCCAGAATGGGTACAATCTAAACTGGCCAAGATTGAAAGCATGATGACTGCTGTGGATGACTACATGCAGAATCAAGAAGATGACTCTGAAGAAATGGCCATGGGCGAAGAGTCCACACGCAAGCGCGACAACCGTGCTGAACGAGCCGGTAAGAAAGTTACCAAGGACATTGAGTACGACGAAAAGAAGAAAGATCACATCCATGGTAAAAAGCGTGGTTCCGAAGATGCCAAGGCTGAAAAGGCTGGTAAGCGAGTTGCCAAAGATATCGAGTACGACGAAAAGAAAGACAGCAAAGAGGACAAGCCTAAAAAAGTCAAAGAGCAAGGCGGCACAGACACCCCAACAGCATCAAGCGGCTTTAGCTATGGAAAAGGCATTTACGATTCAATGAATCGTGAACTGGAAAAGATGATTGCTGAATCCATGAGCGTGAACATGAGCGACTCAACAGAAGGAGGCAAGAGCTTGACCATTACTGCTACAGATGAAGACGCACTCAAACTGGCTGGCCTGCTGAAGAACGCAGGACTAGGCGGCGGTGAAGGCATGGGACAGGAAATGGGACATGGTGATGAACACGGTGAAGAGTCATGTTCCAGTTGTGGTATGAGTGACTGCGGTTGCGGTGATATTGACGAAGCCCTAGCTGAAAACAATCCAGATTGGCCCACAGACCAAGAAACCAGTGATGATGCACTACAATACTCAGGTGGCTTGAACGGTCCCAAGTCAACTGGTCAAACCACTATACCTGTGATTGCCAGTCAAGAAAACCGTCAGCACACATACGAAGAAGATGAAGCTCTTCGTAGAATGATGGAAATGGCTGGTGTTCAACAAGACAATCTCAAGCCATGGGAACGCACCATGAAAGAAGATGCCGAAGAAGAAACAGAGGAAGAAGCTGAGGAAAAAGAACTTGAAGAAAGTTTTGAACAAACTCTAAATCGCATGCGTGACATTGCTGGTATCAAAGAAGCCAAAAAGCCTGACTTTCTGGATATAGACAAAGACGGCGATAAAAAAGAGCCAATGGCCAAAGCTGCAAAAGACAAAGAGAAAAAAGTTGAAGAAAGTATCTTTGCTTTGACCAATCAATGGACAGCCTACAAGGGGTAATAATGATGAGACCATACAGTGAACTTGCAGCCGAACTGGCACAACGCAAAGCTAATGAATATGTACCTCCGTCTATTCCGTCAGTGAGACAACAACCTGTGGAAATTCCTGGAGTGATGTATCAAAGTCGTGAACTATTTCAACCCGTGGTCAGTCAGCCCAACAAGGATAACAAATAATGGCCAATGTATACACTACCTTAAGCAATACTACTGTTTACACTGACAAACTTGAGATTAGCACTAGTACCGCCAATGCTTGGTTGCAGGTGTATGCTGTTGCATTAGGAACAGCCAACGCAGTTGGCAATTTGTATTCTGCACCAGTTAATATCCCAGCCAACACTGTGTATCAAACTTATTCTGGTGCCGGAAACAAAGTAACAGTGACATCCACTGCTCCGTTTACCGCAACAGAACTTGGCACAGCCAGTTCAGCCACCGCAGGCGTGATTGGTTATGGCAGTGCCTGATGAGAGCACTTGAGTTCATTGCTGAAAATGGCGCTGGAAAGATTAGCAAACGCAATCAAAATGCCACTGTAGGTCTACATAAATTTCGAGACAAAAATCTTGCGGATCGTGTGTATGAACTCAATAGAATTATGATGGCAACCGCAGCCACTGACGGAACTTTTGTTCCTGAAATAGATAATGAAAGTTGGGCTGGCAGGTATGACGTTGCTGCACCTTACACAAAAGAAGAACACAACATGCTGTTGATGGCATATAAAGCTGCTGGATCTAATTTTAAAGATCTAAACAAAGGTGATTTACACAGCCAAGAACATCCAGGAGTGAACATCACCAGTCCAGTTACTGCTTTTAAAGGCTATCCACGATGAGAGCAAGAGAATTTCTTCGAGAGCAAGTTGCCAGTTTGCCACCTGAACAAGCAAATCCCATGCGTTACACTTATACCATTCCAGGATTGAGTGCTTCTGATCCTTATAACAACTATAGATTTGGTGTGGCTCTTGCACGAGCCAGAAGTGATGCCAGTACAGATGGCCTTAACGATCACATGCCCGACTGGCACTCTGAAACTGCATTTGGTGAACACGGTGTGGTAGCAGGAATGGGCCCAAACATTGCACAACTTATTGATCAGGCGTTGACCATGACCAACACCCCAGGTGGCAAGAAATTGGTGTCAACACCCGACAGTACAGAACCCGACTTTGTTGATAAAACAAGTCCTGTAAAAGCATTTAAAGGATACCCAAGGTAATGGCTGTAGCAGTGGCCTACACAGCGGCCAATGCTGATCTGCTTTGGAAAATGGGCTGGGAAGAACTCTCAAATTAAAATTATGAAAAAACTACTTCTACTCTTACTTGTATTACCTGTGCTGGCCCTAGCACAACCCAAACAACGACCTGGCGTTACCTATGACGCTGTGATCACCAGAGTAATCGACGGCGACACAGTGGGTATTGCTGCTACCTGGTTACCAGCACCACTTAAACCAGAACTCAGTATTCGAGTGTTTGGTGTGGACACCCCTGAAAAAGGACATCGTGCTCAGTGTGCTAGTGAAGCACAGCGCGGCGAAGCTGCTAGTGCATTTACCAAACAACTGATTGCTGCCAGTCAAAAGCGTCAAATTGTACTCATGGACTGGGACAAGTATGGCGGGCGTGTACTGGGAGATGTGCTGTTAAACGGTGTTAGCCTACGTCAGCAGTTGATTGCTAATGGTTTTGCACGTGAGTACTACGGCGAAGCCAAAACAAGTTGGTGCCAATGATACTCCTGTAAATACGGGATGAGCAATTTCTTTTGCGCAGCCCCTTGGCGTGGCTTGCATATCAATCCCAGAGGTGACGTTAAAACTTGCTGTGCTGGCAATCCCAACCTGCTGGGCAATCTCAATACACAAACAATTGAGCAGATCCTTAACTCAAATCTCATGACAGAGATACGCACCAGTTTGGCCCAAGGTGAACCGCACGAATACTGTTCTAACTGTGTGCGAGCCGAACGCTTTGGTGCAGATTCTGAACGCCAGTGGCACAACAATGTGAATCCCAACTTTGACTATGCCACTGCTGGTGATCAGTATCATTATCCTGTGATTGTGGATGTGCGATGGAATACCACATGTAACTTGAGTTGCAACTACTGTGGCGAGTCATGCAGTTCAAAATGGGCCAGCCTCAAAGGCGTTCCATTCAAGTCAGGTGCAAGACCTTATTATGATAGTGTATGCGACTTCATTGAACAGCACTATGAACACATACACGAAGTAGCACTTGTAGGTGGCGAGCCACTGTTGCTGCCAGAAAACAATAGACTGTTAGATGTCATTCCTAAAGATGCTATTGTTACACTGATCACAAACTTGAATGTGGACTTGGATTCAAACAAGATATTCCAAAAGTTATCAACACGCAATCGAGTCGGCTGGTCAATGAGCTTTGACAATGTAGGTGACCGCGTGGAATATGTGCGCCATGGTGCCAGCTGGGTGTTGATCAAAGAAAACTTGAGTAAGATCAAACATCTCATGACCACGCAAGGTCAATGGGGCGGTATACATGCAGTATACAACATTTACAATGCCACACGCATCTGTGAGTTAAGACAGTTTGCTGAAGATACAGGAACCACAGTGCTGTGGCAAAACTTATTTCAACCTGAGCACCTTGATCCGTTCTTGCATGGTGCTGGTGTTGCGCGGGAAGCCATAGCAGAGATTGAACGTTTCTATGAGATGAATATTGCCACACCTGCTGAACGCCAATTCTTTGATAATGCATTGGCCACTTATCGCAATAGATTGGGTGAAAACAAAGTCAGCACTATTGACACAGCATTCTTCAAGCACATACATGACAATGAAACTCGGTATCATCCAGATAAAGCTGGAGAGTTTGAACGTTTATGGCCGGAACTGGCATTCCTATGCAAATAACACCTGTTGACGAATATAACAATCTTTTTGAAGTAAAAGATATAGTGTCTCCAGAGCTTGTGGAAAAAGTGCTGACTACCTCATGGTTAGATTTGCCCTGGATACGACAAGAAGGACAAGAACATTGGTTACGTCGGCGTATTTTAACTGATAGTATCCCCTGGACTAGAGAGTGGGACGACCATATAAACACAATATGGTCTAAAGTAGGAGAAGTCATTGGAAGAAAATTAGAAGTATCATATGGTTCTACCTGGTGGCTGGACGAGCCAGGATTTACATGTTTGATGCACACTGATGGTGAGTTGTCTGGAGCCATGCAGCTGAATTGGATTGCTGCTCATGAGCAACTGGGAACTTGTTTTTATCACAATAAGAATGGAGCTCCAGTAAGAAAACAATTTTTATCCATACCAAACACTGGTTACATAATGTTAAATTTTCCTAGAAAAAACGAGTATACTCATTTACACTGGCATGCAATGTTAAGCGAAGTACCACCAGGAACTTTTAGACTAAGTAGCTATACCTTATTATCACCATCAACCCAATGATAACCAAAAGCCCCACATTTTGTCCAGCACCCTGGACCAGTCTCAACATAGATCAAACTGGTCTAGTAATGCCATGTTTTCACACTGGTTATGAATTAGGTAATATCAAACGCATGCCTATTCAACAAGTGTTAGAAGACAAACCAATTAAAGACATAAGACAGACTATGGCCCGTGGCGAATGGCATGAAGCATGTGCTTGGTGCAAACGTCTAGAAGAAACTACAGGTGCCAGCGGAAGAACAGTGCGGCACGCCAGCGTAGAAACGTTGGCTGCCATTGATGCTGATATAGATTTTTTCAAACTAGAGCATTTGGTAGTTAATTGGAGTAATCTTTGCAATTTAACTTGTGTGTATTGCAACGATCAAACATCAACTGCTTGGCAAAGCATTAGAAAAATTCCCATCAATCATGTTAAAAACGAACATGATGATTTGATTGAATTGGCCAAGACACAAGGTCATAACATTCAAGGCTTGTGCCTTGGAGGTGGTGAGCCACTGCTGCAAAAAGGGCTTGATGTATTTTTAAGTCATCTCAATCCTAACACAGTATCAGTAATGGTCACAACCAATCTCAGTATGGAAATCACAACTAATCCTATCTATCAAATACTCAAAACATGGCCCAAGGTAGAATGGATGGTCAGCTTTGACAACGCCAACAAAGAAAAGTTTGAATACGTAAGAGACCGAGCAAATTGGGAACAGTTTGTAAAAAATTTGCGACAAATGAAACAAGATGGTCAACACGTAAATGCACATCCTGCGTACAGCATTTATTGTGCATTGGATATCATTGAATACTATGATTTTTGTATTGCAGAAGAGTTAGGCATCTATTGGTGCGAACTCAATCATCCAATGGAACTAGACATACGAAGACATTCTCAAACATTACGAGACTTGGCTGTTGCAGAAATCAATCAAGTGATAGATAAGTATGGCGACAGAAGAAATTTAGCAATAGATGTTTTAAAAACTTATCGTAACACATTACAAGATAATAGTTATCTTAGAGACCAAACAAATTTTAAACCATCAAAAACGTTGGCATGGCACTTAGAAATAGAAAACACGTTGAAAAAAACAAACAAGTTTGTTGAGTTATGGCCAACACTAGCAAAGGAAATGCAATGAGACAGTTTAAAAACCCACCCTGGCATCCAGGAGTAAATTCTGCCAACACCGCAGAAGATTTTATGCCAACTGATACTAAAGAAAGTTTTGAAAAACTTTGCCAGGTATCTGAATACCGTGAATATTTTCGCCAGCAAGGCTGGTTAGAACCCGGTGCTATTACATACAAAATTAATAGTTATGGATTTCGTAGTGACGAGATTGATGACCGAGATTGTATAATAGCACTAGGCTGTAGTTTCACAATTGGTATTGGATTGCCGCTTGAAAGCACCTGGCCACAAATAGTTGGCCGGCAGTTGGGACTTGTGCCGTATACTATGGCCTGGGGCGGAACATCAGCAGATACTTGTTTTAGACTGGCAGAATATTGGATCCCAAGGTTAAAACCCAAAGCAGTGTTTATGTTAGCCCCGCCGCCTAGTAGATTTGAATTGATAAGAGCAGCAGGTGTGCCTCCAGTTGAAAATTACATGCCGCAAAGTGAATCTAACAGTGCAAGTGAAATTGACAGTTTCTTAAAGCACTGGCACACCATGGATGAAAATTCTAGATTGAATCAGAAAAAAAATAAATTGGCAATTCGAGCTATGTGTGCTGAAGTTAATATTCCATTTTTTGTATACGATGCATTTGACCACATGGCCATGAGTAGAGAAGAAATTGGCTATGCAAGAGATCGCATGCATGGTGGTCCGGGCGGGCACCAACGCTTGGCGGAAAGGATGTTAGATGATTGGTCTAAAAAGTAATTTAGAAACAGTACTGGTCAAAGCACCACACAGGGTAGAGACTTACACTGAACAAGAACTCACAGAGTTTGCGCTGTGTGCTGATCCTGTGAACGGTCCTTTGTACTTCATGGATAACTTTTTCTTTATCCAGCATCCCACACGCGGCAAGATGCTGTATCATCCTTTTGACTATCAAAAGCGATTGATCCACACCTATCACAATTACAGATATTCGATATCACTGATGCCTCGACAAACAGGCAAGTCAACGTCAGCTGCTGGGTACCTGTTGTGGTATGCTATGTTTGTGCCAGATTCTACCATTCTCATTGCTGCACACAAATACACCGGTGCACAAGAGATCATGCAACGTATTAGATATGCTTATGAACTGTGCCCCAATCATATTCGAGCAGGTGCTACCAGTTACAACAAAGGCTCAATAGAGTTTGAAAACGGATCACGCATTGTGAGTCAAACCACAACAGAAACAACAGGCCGAGGTATGTCGATATCCTTGTTGTACGCTGACGAATTTGCATTTGTGCGCCCTACTATTGCCAAAGAGTTTTGGACTTCAATTTCGCCCACATTAGCCACTGGTGGTAAGGCAATTATCACAAGCACCCCCAACTCAGACGAGGATCAGTTTGCGTTTTTGTGGAAGGGTGCTAACAAGACAGAAGATGAACATGGCAACACTACGGAACTGGGTATTAATGGATTCCGTGCATTTAGATCATACTGGCGTGAACATCCTGAACGCGGGGATCAATGGGGTTCTGAACAACTGGCACAGCTAGGCGACGAGCGTTTTCGCAGAGAAATGGACTGCGAATTTGTCATTAACGACGAGACACTGATCAATCCTATCAAGCTCATGGACTTAGAGGGTGCAGAACCTGCTCGTAGATCAGGTCAGGTGCGTTGGTACAAAGACCCTGTAAAAGATGGCATGTATGTTGTGGCACTAGATCCTAGCTTAGGCACCGGTGGAGACCCTGCTGCCATACAGGTATTTGATGCTAGAACTACTGATCAAATTGCCGAGTGGCGCCACAACAAAACTGATATTCCCACACAGATACGTATTCTAGCAGATATTGTGAAAGAACTGCATGCTGTGGTAAAGGACGAAAAAAGCATTTACTATAGTGTGGAAAACAACACCATTGGCGAAGCCGCCTTAATCAGCATAGCAGAATACGGCGAAGATAACATTCCTGGCTACTTTCTTAGTGACAACTCTGTAACAGGCACAACAGGGCGCCGATTCCGCAAGGGCTTTAACACCACAAACAAAAGCAAAATCACAGCCTGCAACAAGTTCAAAATTCTAATAGAGTCTGGGCGAATGAAAATCAACTCAAGACCCCTAGTTTCAGAACTCAAAACGTTTGTGGCTCTGGGCACCAGTTATGCTGCTAAACCAGGCGAAACAGACGATTTAGTAATGGCCAGTTTGCTGGCAGTTCGCATGCTGTTGCTGTTGCAAACTTACCATTCAGACTTGGACACACACCTTAAAGATCACGGTGATATGATTGTTGAGCCCATGCCGTTCATATCAATGATGCGATAAATAACACACTATGGCAATTGAAAATCTTTCCCAAGATCTGGCTGACTTGTTGGCCACTAAAAACTTTGAAGTAAAATACACAGACGGACAAGGTCAGGATTCTGCACCTGCAGAAGCCAAAACTTTTGCATTTGATTGGATTGCTAGTTCGGGCAAAAACTACGGTACGGTGGTAATTGTACTAGGCGATGACAGCGATCTACAAATGTTTTTTGGCGACAATCTAGGAAGAACCATGGAAGATCCTCAGGACAAGCTGGATTGGCTTGGCAGCGAGCGGCACTTGGGATTCTTGGAAGAAATCTCACAATTTGCTACCAGCCACGGCCTGGGCACATTCAGTCCCAAAGACATCAATCAACTCAAGCACACCATGCAAGGCATGGCAGCCATCAAAGAAGGTTTATTTGAAGGCTACTATGGCACACGCAAGGTCAGCTATGTAGGCGAGCAAACTGAAGCCAGACTGGTAATCAAACACAACCGCATGATTGGCGAAGATGACAAACGCTATCGCTATGTGGAAAGTTTGTTTATTGAAACTGTGGATGGTGAACGATTCAAACTGCCTTTTGTTAAACTGTCAGGCGGTCGAGCCATGTTAGAACATGTGAAGCAAGGCGGCAGACCTTACGACATTCGTGGACAACACATCAATGAAATTGTGAGCGAAATGGCTGTGCTCAGTAGATTTAACCGAGCCAGCCAACAACGAGTGTTTGAAGGCATCACACAGGAACTGGTAGAAACAGTTCAGCACTACTACAGTGAACTGCGTGAAAGTCTACAGCACATGGCCACAGGCCGTGGATACAACCAATATTTTGAATCATGGACGCCAGCAGACATCGGGGACGAAACTGCCCTAGTAGAAGATCTCAAGACCATGTTTATTGAACAAACACTGGATGCTAGAATTGAGGCTGCATTGCCCACACTGGCCAAAATACAACAACGAGGAAACGCTATGAAAGAAGCACAAATTTTTGAAAACTGGGCAAACCAGATCATGGAAGGCACATGGGCATTGCCAGACACTCCAGAAGCACAAGCCAAACTGGATGAACTCATGAGCCAAGAACTCATTGTTGGTCCAGACGCTACCAATGCCAAAGAACAACTGTCTGACGTGATAGGCGATGATCAATTGTTTGACATTCTGTCTGACTTGGCTGAACAAGATCCTCGTGCTAACTGTTGGGATGACACAGATGTGCAGGCTAGACTGCAAGAACTTGGCATTCAAATGAACACCACACCTGACGCTGAACAACAACAGCCAGTGGCACCCCCTGCTGGTCAACAAGCACCGGGCACTGCTCCAGAACAAGGCATGGCAGAAGCTGCTAAATGGCGTGACCCCAAATACAAGGATCGTTTGTACACACAGGAACCAGGTGACAGTGACGAATATGATGATATTGGGTACGGCTATGATTTTCCCGAACGACCAGAAAACGATCCTGGACAAAAACGTAGAATGGGTGGCGTAGGTAGTGCTTATGACCGCACTGATCCTTTGGTCAAAGGCGCAGGTATTGGTCGTACAGGCATCACTCATAGTATCAACACAGCTGGCAAGAGAAAAGGACTACCATCAAGAGATCAAATCACCAGTCTAAAACAAAGTATTAAAGATATTAGTGGTAGACACACTCGCCCAAATCTGCCAGAACAAGGTATGGCAGAAGATCAATTGGATGAATTGAGCCCCGGCACACTCAGCAACTATGTAAACCGAGCAGTCGATGATGTAGCTGATCGCAGTCATGGTACTGGATTTCAGAAAGGTGCTAGAGTTGCATTTAATGCAGTGGCCGGCGGACTTCCAAAATCAGGTAGATTTGAAAAAGATCCTAAGATTGCCAATCGCAAAGTTGGTATCAGCCGTGCTATAGGTAGAATGGAAGAAAACACAGAACTCAATGCCATGTTGAAATATGCTGGCGTGCCACTTCGAGAAAGTGTGCTCACAGACTCCACTGGTCACACCCTAGAACACATCTTGCAACGTTTCGGCAGAGAAGTTGCTGACTTCGAAGCAGGTGCTGATTTAGACAATGATTTGTTTGATGCACTGTATGACTACTACTTTGACGACATGCCTTATGGAGTGAAAAAAGCTCGCACTGGCGATCCACATGACTGGATATCACAACGCCTAGCAGACGACTTGGGCATTACGGACAGCA